CGCCGGGTGTGCGCATCGGCATGGTGCGCGGCGGTCCGGTCGACGCGATCGCCGGCTTCGGCTTTCCGCGCCAGGGTCTCGATCCGTCGGCCATGAGAGCCGCCGCGGCGAAGCTGAAACGAACGGAGCCGTTTTCCGGACAGGTCGATCAGCCCTCCGCGCCGAAGGCCGCCCGCGCCAAGCCGCGCAAGAAGCCGGCGCGCAAGCCCGCCAAGTGGCGTGCGGTTCGTTCCGCCGGAACGCCGGAAGCCGATGCAGCCGTCAATGGCTGACTGCGCAGGCAAGGCGCGGCGCGCCGGCGCCCGAACCGCTGGAGCGAAGGCTGAGCCGGCCGCCGCGCCGATAGCCAGGCGCTCGAAAAAGACGCTGGGCGACGATTTCGCCGCGGCGCTGCGCGCTGATTTCCGCGCCCATGGCGCCGGCGTCATCGCCGCGGTCAGGGCGGAAAAGCCCGACCAGTATCTGAAGGTCGTGCTGACGATGCTGCCCAAAGAGTTCTCGCAGGGTCTCGATGCGAACCAAAACAGTCTGGGCCAGTTGAGCGATGAGGAGATCCGCAGCCGCATCCGCTGCCTCGAAGCGAGGCTGCGGCCGTTCCTCGATGATAGCGACCTATTTGGCGCTGCTCGAGGAGATGGACCGACGCCGTCAACGTAACCTTCTTGCTGCCTACAGGCCATACCAAAGGCAGTCCGAGTTCCACGCGGCGGGGGCAAAAAACCGCGAGCGCCTGTTCATGGCCGGTAACCAGCTCGGCAAGACCAGGGCAGGGGGCGCCGAATGGGCCATGCACCTCACCGGCCGCTATCCGGACTGGTGGAGGGGCAAGGTGTTCGACACGCCCGTCCGGCTCTGGGCCGCCGGCGTCACCGGCGAGGGCACGCGCGACAATCCGCAGCGTGTGCTGGTCGGCCCGCCGCAGCGACAGGCGGAATGGGGCACCGGCATGATCCCGGCCGACGCCATTGCCGAAACGACGATGGGCCGCGGCGCCCCTGGAGCGCTGGACAGCGTCGTCGTGCGCTGGGGCGGTGGCGGTGATGTGCAGGCGGGCGAAAGCGTGCTCTCCTTCAAGTCCTACGAAAAAGGCCGCGAGAAATGGCAGGGCGAGACGCTGCACGGTGTCTGGTTCGACGAGGAGCCGCCGCTGGACATTTATTCCGAGGGTCTGACCCGCACCAATGCGACGGGCGGGATAACCATCGTGACTTTCACACCGCTGCTCGGGATGTCGGATGTGGTGCTGCGGTTTTTGTCGGCGGAGGCGGTTCAGGGCTTGGGTTCCTCGCCCCCGCAAGGCGGGGTGGCCGCGAAGCGGCCGGAGAGGGGGTCTTCGTAGGGCGACAAGCTTACGAGTAGCTTTCCGCTCTTGCATCGACAGCCGGCGCTGCCCCCGCTCCGTCGCAGCTTCCGCCGCGCCACCTCCCCCACGTTCGTGGGGCGAGGAATTGGAGCCAAAAAATACGGATGAAATCTGATCAGGGATATTTGCTGCCCGCAAGCTGCCTAGCGCGAGCCTTAGGGTCGGTCGCTTTCCGGGTTAGCGGTTGGCACCATATCCTTTCGTCACGAGTAATTGGATTGTACCAGACATTGCATACTTTGTTCGGTGTGTCCGGGATACAAACTTTGCGTTGGAACCCCCTGAACTCGTGAATCCCGCAGGTCTGCTTGCTCGTGTCATAGGGCACGTTCGACTGGCAGGCTGAGGCGCTCGCGGCAATGGCCACGACGATTGCAATGCGGATCATGTATCTCCCCCGTTTCATCAGGAACTTCGCATTGATGAACAGTATTATCAACGACAATAGTTGGTTGGGGCAGATAATTACGACGAGACTAATATGTCCCGACACGTGACCTTCATGACCATCGAAGATGCCGGGCACTATTCGCCCGAGCAGCGCGCGGAAATTATCGCCGCCTATCCGGAGCATGAGCGCGAGGCGCGCGCGAACGGCATTCCGGTGCTGGGCTCCGGTCGCATCTTCCCGGTGCCGGAGGAGATGATCGCCTGCGAGCCGTTCCGGCTGCCGCGCTGGTGGCCGCGCATCGGCGCGCTCGATTTCGGCTGGGACCATCCTTCGGCCGCGGTCGAGCTTGCCTGGGACACCGAGGCCGACATCGTCTATGTCGCCAAGGCCCACCGCGCCGCGCAGCAGACGCCGGCGATGCAGGCGCTGGCGCTGAAGTCCTGGGGCGAGTGGCTGCCCTTCGCCTGGCCGCGCGACGGCCGCCGCGAAACGCTGGAAGGCGCCGGCGTTGCGCTCGCAAAACAATATGCCGCGCATGGGCTGACCATGCTCTCGGGTCACGCCCGCTTCGCCGACGGCTCCGTCTCGGTCGAGGCCGGCCTGATGGACATGCTCGACCGCATGCAGTCCGGCCGCTTCAAGGTGTTTTCCACGCTTCACGCCTGGTTCGAGGAGTTCCGCCTCTACCACCGCAAGGACGGCCAGGTCGTGAAACTGCGCGACGACCTGATGGCCGCGACGCGCTATGGCGTGATGATGCTGAGGGAAGCGGTGGTCGACCCGGCGGAGTTCAAGGCGGCGCGGCGGCCGGCGGCGCAGAGCGATCCGCTGGGCGCGTTTCGCTAAGTGGTAACAGAGGCAGGGGACATGGCGAAACCCGTACGGTATTGTCCGCGGCATTCAGGGGGCAGGCCGCATGATCTTTTCGACGATGTTCCGTTCTATCAAGATGGCTGTTAGTGGCGAGGTCATTCAGCGGATCGATACGCCAATTATGGACGGCCACTGCACGATTTCCCTGCGCCTGAAGCGCGATAGAAAAGGCCGCAAATATGTGGTGCTGGCTGGCATAGCCAGCGGCAACTACCAGTATTATCCAATGGAGCTGGAACAGTTCAGGCAGGTCATCGAAGCGGCCCTCGCCATACAATCTGCGACTGCTGCCGAGTAGCTGGCTCAGCTCCGTACAGGACAGGGCGATCCGCTGGGGGCTTCCAGGTAGGGCAGAACCTCTCTCTTCGTCATACTCGGGCTTGACCCGAGTATCCATGCCGTGACCCTTGCCGTGGAGTGCAGCGGTGCAGAATTCTGCAACCGTGTCAACACCTTAGCGTCACGGCATGGATCCTAGGGTCTGCGCGCGTCGCTTCGCTCCTCGCTTCGCCCTAGGATGACGAAGAGCCGTTCCGGCCACCCCAGCACGAGCGACTTCTAGCCTCTCCAAAATCCTCAATCCAGCAAGTCGCGCACGCGCCGCCGCGCTTCCGATCGGCTGCGATCGCCTGCGCGCCCTTTTTCCAAAGCCCAGTCGTGCACCGACCCTGCTACCCGGGAAGCTTTATCTCAACAGCTAGACCAAGCTGGGATTTATCAGCCAACCGACATCGATCCGATCACTACTGCGGCGACAGGGGAGCAATCACCTTCTTCGGAGGCTTCCGGCGAACCCAAGTCTGCAGTTCGACAGGCCGCAGAGGGTTTCGGCAATTACCTCAGCGAGAGCTTTGAGGCCCTTGGCCGTGCCCCGCACGGCATTGGGCTGATTCTGCAGGATCTGCGCGATTCGCCTTGGGACTTCCTTGAGCAACTGCCGGTCACCTCCGGCTCGGGGGCTGTTGCCGAAGGGCGCTTTGCGTCAGAGGCAGCCGGCGAAGCTGTTGCAAAAGGCTTGGCGATTTTCCGCGACGGGGCGGCCAAGTTTACCAAGCCGCTCGAGAAGTTTGCGACGAGTGGTTCGCGCGCCAAGTCGGGGCTCGCCGCTGATGCCGCGGTGGCTCGCCAAGCGGTTGAGACGAAATCTCTGGTCAAAGCCGCGGAGGATGCTGCCTACCGTGTAGGCACCGGCGCCAAACTCAAGAAGGGCGAGGTTCTTGAGATCATAAAGTCGATCGCAAGAGATCCTTCTAAGGTAAAGTATCAAGGGGCATCGTTCGGGAGGGCTGCCTCCAAAAATTACCGCAAAACATTTCTTGATGCGAACCCGAATCTGCAGGGAGAAGTTGTCGTACACCATGCTGCGGAGCGACAGATATGGGAGAGATTTCCAAGCATCGTCGCTGCAAACGAGGAGCACTCTCTTCAGAATCTTCGTTTACGAGGCGTATCCTCAGCCAACACGTCAGCAAATTCTGGATTACGTTACATCGACAAGAAATACGGGCATCTGTTCAATCCTCCGATAGGTGAGTGATGCAATATTTTAAGATACGGCCGCACGTGGCTGGTGGTATTGGCAAAGGCACGGTTCTCGACTCGAGCGTTCATCCACCGATGGTAACCAAGCTCCACTACAAGGTAGAGGCATGGTTCGGGGATGTGATTGTTGCGACGTTTCCTTGTTTCCTCGTCACTGAAGAAACCCAGCGCGCGCTGCAGAAGATGGGCTTTTCAGGCGCGACGTTCGCGGACGCTGAGGTGACGACCTCGGAAGAGTTTCAAGAGGATCAACCCGGCCTGGAACTGCCACATTTCGTTTGGTTGAAAGTGAATGGAAAGGCGGGTCAAGACGACTTCGGGATCGCGGTGCCCTTCCGCCTCGTCATCTCGGAACGCGTTCTTGATCTGCTTGAATCGTTGGGCATTTCGTTGCGATAGTCGAACCTTACGACGACGAATAGCATGGGAATTGGCGGTAAGTTCCGGGCGTATGCCACTGATTCAAATTACGCTAGGAAGCTTAGGCCTTATCTGAAGGAATTGCCGTGATGCCTCAGGCACCCTCCGCCGCTAAAGCGGCTAAGTGTGAAGCATGAAAGGCGAATATTCTCTGAGGTTGGATTCCCAGGGTTTGAGCATCGAAGTGGAAAATCTGCGGATCACCGATTCTTGCGGAACGACCGACCGACGCGCTCGGCAATTGGCCCAAACATCGCCTGTTTGTCCTTGGTCCAATGCATATCGAAACAGGTGACGAGACGGTGTTTCTGGCACATGCCGTAGAAAATTTCTGCGCCATCCGCCGATGTGCCGGAAATGACGACAACGGATGGTTTATCAAGATTATATGTAACTCGGCCAGTATCACCTACGAGCTGCTTCTTGATATAATCGAAGGGGCTCTTTTTATTAGTATCGGCTCGGTACTGGCGAAGCTGAACGCCCGGATACTTCTCGGCTCGAACGCTGGGCCTAAGTTTTCAGCGAATCCACCAAGCAATCGAGACTCCCCGTCAGCAAACAAGGCGGGAATCTCGATCTTGCTTCCGCCGCTGACGGAAACTGTCCATTTAGTGGCTTCCTCGGCCGCAGCAAATGGCGCCCACAACATCAAGAAGCCAAGTGCGAACACGACTGCTTTCACGGCGTTATCCCCCGGCGACATTCGCGGAACGATGTCGGCGCTGCTGAGCAATCGACATCTTCATCGCCAAACATTAGGCTATGCACCCATAGCGTGTGTGGTTTGTTGGTTCAATCTGGGGAGGCTGTCATGGGGAAAATAACGAAGCTGCTGGATGTCGTTGGGAGGTTGTCGGATTTTGATGAAGAGGACACGATCTATGTGTCGGAGCCTTGGACAGAAGACTCTGATGCAATGGTTGCGACCGCGCCCGATGATACTATGGTACCACCAAAGGCGGCGGCCAAGGCGGGTCTGACATACTTCATCGAAATATTCATCGCGATCGAGGTTATAGAGGGGTGGATCGCGTCGCAGAAGGAAAAGCCCAGCCTCTCGGCGATCTGCGACAGGCTGATTTATTATGCCACCTATGATGCGTGAGGGGTAAATGTCGGACGACAAGCGTTATGAAGGAAAGCCGCTGCTCAGGCTTCTGGAGTTTTATGTGCTCAAGGCGATTGGAGAACTGTCTCAGGAATCCGAAGAGTCCCTGGACGCCATGGCGCCGAAGTTGCAGGCCATCTATGGCGGCGATGGACGGTGGGATGACGCGATCGCCAAGGCTCTTCACATGCCCGACACGATGCCAGAGGCGATCCGGGATATGTGGAAGAAGAATCTCAAAATCGCCCACAACAACAAGGTAACGCTTACGCCCCAACAATTTGCCGAAATGTTCGTGGACAACAACTTCGCGGGCTGAGATTCCGGTAACGGAGTCCCCTGGCGACGGCTTCGCTCTCGACCACGAAAGCCCATCCATGCCCACCCGCATCGTCCCCGCAACGCTGCGGGATCTCTCCTACATCGCCGCCAACCTGCGTCCCGAGGACCGGGCCGAGATCGACTGCCAGCTCGACCATTGGTCGCCGGCGCTGCTGGCGCTGACGGCGCTGCAGGGCTTTGCCTATGTCGCCGAGCTCGACGGCAATCCAGAGGCCGGCTTCGGCGCGGCCGAGCAGCGGAGCGGCCTTTGGATCGCCTGGAGCTGGGGCACGCGCCGCATGAAGCGCTGCGTGCCGGAAATCACGCGCTTCTTCCATGCGGTGCTTGGGACCCGGGTCGCGGCCAAAGGCGCCTGGCGGGTCGAGGCGAGGGCGCTTGCCGAGAACGAGCTTGCGCTACGCTGGCTGGACCGGCTCGGCGCTACCCAACGCTGCCGCCTGCCGGGTTACGGCAGGAACGGCGAAGACTTCTTCCTCTATGATTGGACAAGAGAAAGCTGGAACCATGTGTCTCTTTCAAAAACCGCCGGAACTGAAGCCATTGCCGCCGGCGCCGACTATGCAGGACAAGGACGTGCAGGCGCGGGAAGCGGCGCTCAGGGCTGAGCTCGAGCAGCGCCAGGGCACGCTCACCACGGTCAAGACGGATCTGGCGCCAAGCGACGTTGCCGGCCGGCGCCGCGTGCTGCTCGGAGTCTGACGCCATGACAGCGATGAAACGCAGTTTCCGCCGCCGCGTGCTCGATTGGTGGTATTGGCGACGGCATGCGCGGTTGGTGAAGCGGCGATCCCACTGATCAACATCGGCGCCTTTCCCTTCTCTTGCGATTTCCAACACTTAGCTTCGCTAAGATGTTGAAATCGCTTTCTCCCCCACAAGGGGGAGAAAAGGCGCCGCGCTGTCCTCGACGCTAGTTGCCAACGCTTAAGATCTACGGGAGCGCTGATGCGGCGCGCTATCTTCCCGCTTGTGGGGGGAGAAAGCATTTTCCTGCATTTGCGAGCGGGCTTGTCCCCGAGCAAGTGCTTGGAAAATGCCACAGAGTGGATTTCGTAGGGCGTCACCCGATCACCCCTTCTTCGCGAACGCCCAGACCATCACCGGATACTCCTCGTCGTTGCTCAGGTCCCGCCACAGCCCGTACGCCCGAACCGGGCCGCCAATATGGGCCCTGGCGCAGGCCTTGTTGCCCCAGCCGAAGGCCTGCACGTCGTCTTCGGCGAAGCCGCCTTCGACCATCAGCTGCTTGAGCCCCGCGGGCGTCCAGCGACTGTAGTCGTGCGGGCGCGCATGCACGCGAAACAGGAAGGGCGTGGCCACCATCGCCCAGCCGCCGGGCCTCACCATGGCGTGGATGTTGGCGGCCGCCGCCAGCGGGCGCTGCACATGCTCCAGCACCTGGTCGGCAATGACGATGGAGTATTGCTCGTCCGTGCGATCCTTGCAGATGTCGAAGTCGGGGAAATCGAGTGACCGGTAGTCCGGGCACATCGCCCGCCAGTAGCGGTTCCAGCCCGGCGAGATCTCGATCACGTCGCGCGACTTGCGGTTGGCCGCCTCGAGGAAGGTCGTGAAGGCCTCGATCTGGCGGATGCGCAGCCAGTTGCGGCTGTCGTAACCGATCAGCCGCTTCACTGCTTGTTTGCTTCGGGTTTTCAGCGCGCCGGCAAGGCTCATTCTCGACCTCCCTCGTGCCCGCCGCGGATGGGTGTGTAGCACCCAGAAGTGCGCAAAAGATGACATGAAGAGGGTAATCTCCCCCCGTGTGGGGGAGATGCCCGGCAGGGCAGAGGGGGGCGCTGTCCCGCCGGCTTCTCCATCGTTTCGCTTACCAGTTTCCCGGCCAGGTGTTCTGGCTGACTTCATCGAGAGGTGGCGCTCTACGGCGCCCCCCTCTGTCCTGCCGGACATCTCTCCCACGAGGGGGGAGATTGGCAGCTCCGGCCGCTCCGCCAAACAAGCGAGATCCCCATGACCGATTCCCGCGCCCGCGATATCCTGTCGCGACAGGCCGAACTCGAGACCGAACGCGCCGCCTATGAGCCCGTCTGGGAAGCAGTGGCGGAGTTCTGCGATCCCGATGCGCCCGACATATGGACCGGCCGCCGCACCAGCCGCGGCGAAAGCCAGGCCGAACGGCAGGAGCGGCGCGGCTCTCGCGTCTACGCCAACACCATCAACTCCGCCGCCAACCGGCTCGCCGCCGGGCTGGAAAGCCTAATCATCCCGCAGTCGGAGAAGTGGCACGGGCTGACCACCGCCGAGATGGACGATGAGGAGACGGACGAGGAGAAGGAGTGGGCGGAAGCCTTGCGCGATTTCCTGTTCGCGCTGCGCTATTCGGCCAACTCCAACTTCGTGCCGGCGACGCAGGCCTGCCTCAGGAATGTCGTGCGCTACGGCCCGGCCTATCTCTATGCCGAGGAAGGCTTCGGCGGCACGCTGATCCGCTATGCCTCCATTCCCGTGGTCGAGGGTTATCTCAGCCGAAACCGCTGGGGCCAGGTCGACACCTTTCATCGCCGCTACGAGCGCACGGCGCGCCAGGCGGCGCAGCTGCTCGGCTACGAGAAACTGCCCGCGCGCATCAAGGCTCTGGTCGACGACCCCGCCAAATGCGAGGAGAAGGTCTCGCTGATCCAGTGCGTTCAGCCGCGCGACGAGCGGCGCATGTATCGCTCCGGCGGCTCCTACCAATATCTCGACGCGGCGTTTGCCTCCTACCACGTGATCGAGGACGAGGAGGAGATCGTGCGCGAGTCGGGCTTCCGCACCTTCCCGGTCTCGACCTTCAACTGGCGCCGCTACGAGGGCGACGCCTACGGCATCTCGCCGGCCATCGAGGCGCTGACCACGGTGCGCGAGGAAAACGCGGTGCGCCGCTCCGGGCTTCGCGCTCTGCAGCAGATCACCGATCCGCCGACGGCGTCCAAGGCCAGGCTCGACTATGTGCCGGTGCTCAATCCCGGCGAAAATTATCCGGGCCTGATCGACGACAATGGACGACCGCTGATCCAGCCGATCGCGACCGGCCAGAACCCAAGCTATGCCTTCGACTATGCGGCGAGCCGCGCGGAGGAAATCCGCGACATGATGTTCGTCAACCTGTTCCAGACGCTGGTGCAGAACCCGCAGATGACCGCCACCGAGGCGCTGATCCGCCAGGAAGAGAAGGGCGCGCTGCTCGGGCCGTCGGGTTCGATCATCCAGGCCGGCTTTGCCGCAAATCTCGACCGCGAGCTTTCGATCCTGGAAGACAAGGGCCTCTATGACGAGGACAGCCGCTTCGCGCCGCCGGAGAGTCTTGCCGGCAAGACGGTGCGGCCGACCTTCACCGGCCCGCTCGACGTGCTGCGCCGCTCAGCCGAAGCCCGCGACACCATTCAGGTGGTGACGACCGCCATGCAGATGGCGCAGTTCGATCCCGGCATTATGGACAATATCGACGGCGACGAGGCGCTCCGCGTCGTGCAGAGCGCCGGCCGCAGCCCGCAGCGCATCTTTCGACGCAAGGACGAGGTCGAGGGCCTGCGTGGAGCCAGGGCGCAAGCGCAACAAGCGCAGGCCGGCATGGCCGCGATCGCCACCGCCGGCAAGGTGGCGAAGGACGCCGTTCCGGCGGCAGTGCAAGCGCGCGACAGCGGCCTGCTCGACAGCCTGCAGGCGATGATGCAGGGCGGCCAAGGCGGCGCGGCTGCCGGTGGCGCGGCTGGTGCTCCTGCCGCTGCTCAAGGCGCGATGCCTGCCGGCGCCGCCAATGGTGGCGCATGAGCCGCAAACGCTTTGCCCGCCCATCCGACGCCGGCGGCCCCTTGGCCGCGCGCGAGGCGCTGACCAAAGCCTATCGCCGCGCCTTTTCCGGCGAGGACGGCGAGATGGTGCTCGCCGACCTCACCGCCACCACCGGCTATTATCGCCGCCCGTCCTACGGCGACTGGCTGGCGCGCACCAAGACGCCCGAGGGCTTCGAACTGCACAGCGCGCTGAGCAACGCGCGCGCCGAAGTGGTGCAGCACATCATGGGTTTTCTGACGCTGGAAGATGGCGAGCTCGCCGCACTCGAAAAGGCGGCGCGGGCCGAGGAGAGATGAGGCGCTGAAACTGCCAATCTCCCCCACGAGGGGGGAGATCAGCAGCTTCGCTCCCACCGCCAATTCTGCAGCGTTGGTGATTGGCGAAAGCATGCATGCAGCCAATCTCCCTCCTTGCGGGGGAGATGTCCGGCAGGACCGAGGGGGGCGTGCCCCACCGGCCGTGCCGTGATCTGCCACGCCGCGGTCGCGTCAACGCCAGCCCAGTCGCACGAACCACGTCGCGATCCCTCCGCCATCCGAGCTCCACCCGAAACTCACCACCCGCACCGCCGAACCGGCCGCCGTCCCTGGCGGCCCGTCGCCGCGCGCACTCCCTTCAAAACCGCCGGGCAGGAAACAGCCAATGGTCCACATCATCCCTCTTTTTGTAGGCGAGCGCCGGCTCGATACCGGCAACGCGGTGCAATATCCGGGCTCTTCGCCTGTGGGCGAAGCGATGCAGCAATTCGGCGACCGATGGCAGGCCGCCGCCGAGCGCTACGAGCAGCGCAAGGCGCAACAGCAGGCCTTCGACACCGAGATCGCCGCGCGCCGGCTGAACGGCGAACTCGCCAAGGCCGAGGCCGATGCGGTGGCCAATGCGCCCGCCGACGGCGCCGGCCTGCACGAAGCCATGTATGGCCAGGTCGATCCGTACACCGGCCAGGTGGTGAAGACCGGCCTGTTCGACACGCTGTTCGGCAATTTCCTGAAACAGGTGCCGCCCGAGCTGCGCGCCAGCATTGCCAGCCGCAAGGAAGCGCTGCGCGAGGCGGGCTCCCACCGAATGGCGCTGCAGCAAAATCAGCGCCGCAAGCAATATGAGCAGGATCAGGCGGCGGAGGTTCACTCCGCCGAGCTCAACAACATCGCGCGGAGCGACCCGAACGATACCGCCGCTTTCGATGCCTCGCGCCAGCGCGGCCTCGATCTCATCGCTAAGATGGATCTCGATCCGCAGATCAGGCTGCAGGCCGAAGCCGCCTGGCGCGCCAGCACGGCGAAGCAGCGGATGCAGGCGCTCATCGCGCAAGACCCGCGCCGCGCCGCCGAGATGCTCAGCGCGGGGAAGGTCGCGAGTGACGGCATGGGCGAGACGGTGCGTTCGCAGCTTGCTGGCGGTGCTCGGAACGAAACAACGGAAGCAAACAGCCAAAAAACGCCGGATGAAATGGTCGCACAGGCGTTCGGCGAACGGCCGTCGCGGAATGACCCAGCAACCATTCCTCTCGACGCCGTCACCTACCTGAAGCCGGGCGACATCGGCGCGCTGAAGGCTCAGGCGAACAACGCCACCGCGGCTCAGATGGTCAGAGCGAATGCGAGGGTCATGCTTGCCGAGCAGAACGCCCCGGCGGTCATCGCCATCACCGGCAGATACCCCGAGGAAGAGCCGACCGAGCAGGACTTCGTCAAGGTCTACGGCGCCGACCTGGGGCCAGAACGTTTCGAACAATTCCGGATCAAAGCCGGTGTCGCCAAAGCCTACTCCGACATGCATGCGGCGCCGAACCAGGCGATCCATGCAGAGCTTCGCGATTCCGAACCTGGACCAAGCGGTTCGCCGGAACAGCGCAAACGCTACGAGATAAAGGCCGGCGCCGCCCAGCTGATCATGGCCGCCCGCGAAGCCGATCCTGTCGCTTACGTCAGTCAATTGTTTCGCGGCGACGCTCCGGACTGGAGCAAGGTCAAGACGCCTGAGGAATTTCAGGCGGCCGTCAACTGGGCCAGGGCTGCCCAGCAGCATCTGGGTTTCAGCACAGTATTGGCCGTTCCGCAGGAATTCTCGGACAGCCTTGGCGCCACATATGTCGATGACAGCGTGCCGCTGCAGCAGCGCAACATCGAACTGAGCGACATTCTGAAGGCGGTGCGCGACCCCGAGGCGCGCGTCGCATTGGCCGGACAGGTTTTCCAATCCGCTCTGGCTCGCCTCCGCCAAAACGCGGCGGATGATCCGAAGATCACGCCGGCGGAACTGGAAGCCCAGGCAAAGAACCTCCAGTCCGATCTGATCAACATGGCTGCTCATCCGGCACGCGCGCGGTTCGACGCCGGCCCATGGTGGCAAAAGCCGTTCGCCGCCACGAACGACGTCGTCAGGCTGATGGCCAACGGCGCAACTTTCGAACAGGCCGACAAGTTCGCTGCCGGGATGAACTGGCTTTTCTCCGACAAGAGCTATGACGAGCTGCTGGCGGCCGAGCAAGCCGAAACCGAAAACGCCGAGGACCGTGCCGGATCGGCTGCCATAGG